GAACTTGAACACGCCGTCCTTGGTCGCGAGATATTCGATACCAGTAGAGCTGACGGAGCTGTCCTCATAGGAAAATACCAGGCTGCTGCCCTTTTGAGATATGGAGATCAAGGCGACGTTGGTGTTGATCACCAGTGTATCCATACCGTCTCCGCCCGAGACAGTATTGATGCCGCTGCCAGGCAAACACACATCATTGCCTGAACCGCCAATCAGCGTGTCATCGCCATCATCGTCACCAACAAAGCTGCGCAGGGAAGCGGAGATCCATTCCTTGGTGTTCAGTCCGGCCAGGGAGAGCTCGTTGTTGAGGGATCCGCCGGCCAGAACATTGTTGCCGGAGATGCCCTCGATCCGGTCGTTGCCTTCACCGCCGATGAGCACATTGTTGGCAGCATTGCCTTTGAGAACGTCGTCGCCCTTGCCACCGATCGCGTTTTCGAGAAGCGAGCTTTCATCGCCCTGATACAGATAAGCAAGCGCGATGTTTCCCGGTGCTTTTTGCCCCGAACCAAGATTGGCAAGTTGCGATGTACCGAAATTGGACCAGCTGCCCGGTGCCAGATTGACGCTGAGGTCGCTTTCATAGCCGGACAGATCGACGGTGTCCCGGCCACCACCATCCCAGATTGTCTCGAACACTTTTCCGTCTGCCGGCGTCCACGAATAAACCGTGTCGCCTGAGCGTGTGGAATAATTTGCGCCGTACATGTGCTGGACAGCTGCAATGTCGCGCAGCATGGGGGACTGGGCATAATCCCAGGTTCCGTTTGTGTAGCCCTGGCGCCCATCGCCCGCATAGGACGAATAGCTCATGATCGAATAAGCCATGGCGTCGGTGGCGTTGGAAGAAATGTTGCCGCCATAGTAGCCATAGCTGTTTGCGGATGCCGATGTGGCCTCCAGTTGCCCCGCATCCACATCCGCATTCTTTGTCGCGCCGTGGATCAAACCCGCGCAGCAAGGGCAGAGGCCTGCCTCCGTGCCGTCATCGGCAACGAAGCCACCGCTGCTTGACCCCACCTTGTTCTCATGCGGATGCGACAGGCCAAGGGCGTGGCCCAGTTCATGGAGGAACGTCATGTAGGCGTAATTGCCGTCCTTGGGGGATGTGTAATAGCCCTTTGAGGTTCCAAACCAGACATCGCCGGCTTCGTCACTGCTTCCAGGGCCATAGGCCCAGGCTGTCGTTGGTGAGCTTGAGGATGCAATGCGGATATCCGCATTTGCGCCGGAAGTTTTGGTGATCGTCAGGTCAATAAGCTCGGCCCAAGTGGAGATTGCCTTCTCAGCGGCACTCGCCTGTGATCCGGTCAGTGCCTGATAGCCTTTGGTTGGCTCACCCAAGCCGTACTTGGTGCCATAAGTGGCACTTGAAGAGGTGAACCCAAATGTAATACTTGATGATGACCACTTAGATACATTAAGTAGAGCGTCTACGAAAGAATTACCAGTTGCGGTGTTTTTGATTGTAGCGGCCATTTTGGCGAACTTCCCCGTTTAACGTTGTGAGGAGAAGGTACAGAAGAATATTTGAATTAGATTTTAGCTAGGCATAGCAATTTTATCGATCAGTATTACCTATAATTAACCTTTTTTTTTATAGAAACAGAAGTCGTAATAATTTGTATACTATAATTTCACGCGCCGTCGCTCTGCCTCGCAGACGCATTGATACTGCCGAGCGGGGCAAGGATGGGGCGCAGAAAGCGATGGAACCTGCGGATCGATTGCAGCGTGAACAGCGGGTTTGCCGGGGGGGACCCCTCTCACGCTGTGTCGCTTTTTTCTTGACCTGCGGCACAAAGTTGACAATGGTCATCTCACCCTGAAAAGGAAAAGTTCAACCCGCCTCGGCTCCACGCCGCCGGCGGGTTTTTTAATGGTGCGGGAGGCTTCAATGTCGCTCCAGATCAGATGGCAGGATGTCGCAAGCCTGCAACGGTTCGACAATGCGTTGAAAGCGCTTGGCAGCAAGAAGATGCGCCAGGCCGCAAACCGGGCAGTAAACCGTGCGGGCGACATGGCGCGAACACAGGTTCGCCAGAAGCTCACGCGCCAGACCGGACTGAAACGCCCGACGATCGTCAAGGCTGTGAAGGTTTCGCGGTCGAGCCCACAAACGCTGGTCTATCGGATGAGCGCACATGGCGGCGATATCGCTCTGAAATATTTTGGTGCACGCGAAACCAAAGCTGGTGTCAGCGCCGCGCCTTTCGGGAAGCGCGAAGTCTTCGCTTCAACGTTCATGCGTGCAGGCTGGTGGCCCAACCGCGTGGACAAGCCCAACTGGAACGGACAGGTGTTCAAGCGCACAGGCCAGAAGACTGATCCTCGCCGTCAGCGCTCCAAGAAGAAGAACATGGATCAGTTTGAAAAGCAGCCATCTGGCGTCATCATCCCCAACGAGATGGTGCAGGGCGAGACCCGCGACGCATTCCGCTCGACGGTCGCCCGCGTGCTGCCCCAACGCCTCGACCACGAGATCAATCGCCTGACCAGGGGCGTCGTCAGCTGACCATCAAGGCCGGGCACCCCACCCCCCGGTTTAGGGACCGTTTCAGCACTCCCAACCCACGCGGGCGGGAAAGCTCCCGGAAAACGGCCAGTCAGGCTGTCCGCAAAGTTGGGTTGTCAGGGTTGTCAGGTGAGTGGGGCGGGTTGTCAGATTGAGCAAGGGAACTGGTGAAAGGCGTCATGGATCAGATCATGGTTGCGCCTGCCCATGTTGCCGAGCGTGACGGAGTAACCAAGCAGGCGGTCACCAAACTGGTGCGCGACCTGGCGGAGAAGTCGGGCTTGCCAGTTGAACGCGACGGGCGCGGGCGCATCGTCCGGTTCAGCCTGGCGCATTTCGATCATCTGCGCGAACGGTTTGCATCGTCGGAGAAAGTCTCCGCGGCCCGTGCATCGTCGCCACACTCCGCCGGTCCTAAGCCGCAAGGCGGCCCGGCCGAGAACTCGCGCGACGAGGCATTGCGCCAGGAGGCCTGGCTCAAGGTCGGGCGGGAGCGGCTGCGCCAGCAGGAAGTTGCAGGCAATCTGGTGCGCGCCGATATGCTGGCGGAAGCGCTTGTCCGGGCTGGCCGCGAGATCCAGAGCACGGTCGCAAGGCTGCCGAACTCGGCTGACGATCTTGCGCTCGCGGTCTCGAAGGAAGGCGCTCACGGGTTGCGAGTGGCGCTGCGGGAAAAGGCATTTGATTTGAACACGAAGATCGCCGAGCTCCTGGCCAATCTTGCGGTTCAGGCACGCGAGCATGATCCGGCAATTGAGGAGGCCGAGGCGTGACCGTTCACGTCATTCGCCACCCCGGTGCTGAGCGTCTTGCCTTCGCATCGCTCGCAGATGCAATCAGGCCGAAGCGGCCGGAGACGTTTCGGAGCTGGCTGGGCAAAAACATCATTCTGGTGGACGGTCCGCTCAAGGGTGAGCTGTGGTCGGCTGCCGATGCGCCATATCTGCTTGAGATTGCGGACTGCCTGTCGATCGAGCATCCGTGCAATCATGTGACGGTTCGAAAGGCGCAACAGACCGGGGTGTCGATCCTGGGGCTCGCATGGTCGCTCTACCTGGCGGAAGTGTCGCCGGACAACATCCTGTTCGCGGTGCCGGGCATCGATGCGCTGCAGGACATGAATTCGGGCAAGCTGCAGCCGCTCATCGACGAGTGGCAGAAGCACACCGGCAAGGATGTCATCTATCCGTCGACCAGCCGGTCGGGTGTGGGGTCAACGACCTATGAGAAGAAGTTCGCAGGCGGCGCCATCTATCTGGGCAATGCCAACACGGTAATGGACTTGTCCTCGAAGACCTGCCGGTTCGGGGTCAAGGACGAGGTCAGCAAGTGGAAGGAACTGCCCAACGGTGCTGATCCGGAAACGCTCTACTTCGGACGCTTCACGGCGTTCCGGCGAACCAAGTCCTACAAGATCTTCGCGCTTTCGACGCCGGAGATCGACACGGGAGAGAAAGATGGGGACGGGCCGGGTCATTGCCGGATCGACCGGGATTTCCAGCGGTCCGATCAACGGTTCTGGAACATCCGCTGTCCGGAGTGCGGGTTCGAGCAGGTCCAGTTCTTCGAGAACCTTATCGTCGACAAGGAGCATCCGCACCGGTCGCGATACCTGTGCGAGAACTGCACGCACGAGATCTCGGAGACCGAGCGCGTCGTTGCAGTCCGGGCCGGTCGCTACATTGCCACGGCTCCGGGCCCGGACAGGGAGCCGGGGTTTCATGTCGATGCTTTCATCAGTCTGATGATGAGCTACGAGGCGATCGCGGAAGACTATCTGGAGTCGCTGGGCAAGGGGGAGGCGGGGGCGAAGGACTTCTCGAACCTCTATAAGGCACTGCCTTATGCGATGCGTGGCAACGCACCCGATCATCAGCGGTTGATGGAACGGCGCGAGGACTATCAGCAGCGGGTTATCCCGGCAGAAGGTCTGCTTTTCGTGGGTGCGGCGGATGTGCAGCACAAGGGCATCTATGCCGAACTGGTGGCATTTGCAGAGGATCGGCAGTCCTGGACGGTCGACTACGCCTATTTCGAAGGGGCGACAGACAATCCGCAGGCTGGTGCATGGCTCGAACTTGATGCCTATTGGCGTCGGCCGGTGCTCGATGCCTGGGGACGTGAACGGTTTATCGATGCCTTCGCGGTGGATGCTGGCGACGGCGGGCGCACCAACCAGGTGATGGAGTGGTGCCGCCGGCGGCCGAACACATATGCGATCAAGGGGCAGCCCGGTCGCGGTGTGCCTGCCATCGGTGTGCCGTCGAACAAGTCGGTGACCAAGCGCGGAAAGCGCAAGAAGTTTGGCTCGGCGCGGGTGTGGGCTGTTGGGACATGGTCGCTCAAGAGCGAGTTCTACGCCAACCTGCACAAGACCGGGCAGGCGGCCGGCGAGATGTTCGACCCTCCGGGCTATTGCCACTTCGCCAAGTGGCAAGGCGAGGAATACTTCAAGCAGATCACTGCGGAGTATTTCGAGCAGAAGATGAAGAACGGCCGCTACCATGAGGAATGGAAGCGGATCCGCAGCGATAACCATCTGCTCGATTGCCGCGTCTATGCGATGGCGATGGCCGAGCATCTGGGTCTGACCAGGATGACCAAGGCGGAATGGGAGGCGCTGCGCTCGCGGTTGCTGCCTTCGCCGGATACGGATCTGCTGTCGCCGCAGGCCCATTCGGTGCAGGCGGCCCCAAGCGCGCCGGCTGAAGAACAGAAATCTCAGGCGAGTGCCAGCGCACATGCGACTGACCGGTCGCGTATTGACAAGTGGAAAAAGCGCACATGACAGCGAAGCCAAGGATGAGGGTCAAGGCCGGACGCGGCGTGACATCCGCGCCTGCGGCCCCGGTAGGCGCTCCGTCGACGCCGAAGGTGCGGGCCGGCTATATGCGTGATACCCAGTCGGGTGTCCTGGCTTCGCGGCCTGCATCGTTGCGCGAGCATCGCGATGAGGTGCGGCGGGTCTGGACGCGGGCCGCCGGCCTCGCGATGGACCTGCTGCAGAACTCCGGTAAGTTGCGCGGTGCAGCGGACCAGATCCTTGTCGATGCGGTCGGCAACGAGCTGCAGCTCAACCCGAAGCCGGATCTGTCGAGGTTCGGTTACACGCGTGAAGAGGCCATTGCCTGGGTGCGCGAGATCAAGGCCGAGTGGAAAGTCTACGCCTGGAACCCGCTTGAATGCGATTTCCGGGCAAAATGGACGATCCCGCAGCAGACCGATATCGGCATGCGGCACTGGCTCGCATTTGGCGAGAGTGTTGGCGTTTGTCAGTATATGCCTGCCTCGCAACGGTTGCCGGGCACGCGGACGGGAACCAAGATGCTGCTGCTCTCGCCGCAGCAGCTGGTGCAGGACACCAGTGAGGTCGAGGGTCTGTACCAGGGCGTCATCCATGACGCCTATGGCCGGCCGATCGCTTACCGCTTCGAGGAGCGCCGCGACGGTTGGAAGCAGAAGATCGACTATGCGGCGCGCGATGCCGAGGGTCGGCAGATTGTCATGCATGCGTTCGATCCGTTCTCGAGCGATGATGTACGCGGGCTGTCGCCGCTGGCGCCGACGTTCCGCAAGTTCATGATGGCCGAAAACGCGGATGATGCCACCGCGCAGCTGATGTTCTTGCAGACGATCTATTCCGCGATCCTGACGAGCGAGCGCCCGAGTGCGGAGGCATTTGAAGCGTTCGAGGCGATGGCCAGCGCGAAAGGCGGAGAAGACCTTTCCGCTGAGTTGGTCGGCTACTTCAAGGCCCAGTTCGAACGAGCGGCCGAAGCCGAGATCAGGCTTGGGCCCGGCGCTGGAATATCGCAGCTTGCGCCTGGTGAATCGCTCGACTTCAAGAATATCACTGCACCTGGACCGCGACATTCGGAAGTGACGGGGGCCTTCAACCGGGAGACAGCGCGGGCGCTCGGCGTGAGTTACGGCGGTTATACGCTGGATTATACCGACGCAACATACAGCTCGATCCAGATGGAGAATGCATCGGTTTGGCCGCTGGCGCGCCGCCGGACCGACCGGATCGCCGCACCGCATTATCTCGTGCCTTATGCGAGCTGGATGGACGAACGGATAGAGACCGGCCTGACCAAGTTCAAGGGTGGCATCGAGGTCTACCGCGCCAACCGGGAAGCGATTCTCTGGGCGATCTGCAACGGGCCAAGCAAGCCGTCGGCCGACGACCTGAAGAAGGCCAAGGCGACAAGCGAACGCATTGCCAACGGCACCGGCGATCTTGAACGCGAGATAAGCGAGGATGGCGGCGACGCCGAGGAAGTGTTCCAGAGCCGTCTCTACTGGCACAAGCGCCATATCGATGAGGGTATGAAGTCACCTTTCGAGCGCGGGTTGCCGAGCGATGCAGCCAAGGGTGATGAGCCCGCGGACGCGAAGCCAAGCGAGAAAGAGTCCGCCTGATGTCCATGATCAAGCTTGGCGGTGTGTCGGTCGACACTTCGGATCCGTGTGCGCTCTACCAGGGCCTCTATCTGGTCAAGCTCAAACTGATCAGCGGCGAGATGACCGGGGAATACTCGATCCAGTCCCCGGTGACGCGGGAAACGGTCGTATTCTCACCGGCCAGCTTGAAATCGCTCGACGCCGAAATGGCCCGTTTGCAGGCGGCATGCCAGCAGGCAACCAGCGGACGCCGCCCGTCGCGGCGGATGCAGTTGAGATACTGAAGGAATAGTCATGAGCCTACGTTTTGCACAAATCGCACAGCGGGTGTTCAACACGCCCCTGATGTACGATCCGCGCAAGGCGGAGGCATTCCTGCATGGTCTTGGCAGCCGGATCGCAGGAGATGCTGTCGTGATCACGAACCCAGCTGGCGCTGTCGATCATGTTGCCGGATCGGATGGCCGCCCGCTGGCCGGCAAACTCGGCGGTCGGATTGAGCGAGCCTACACCAGGCACAACGTGCTGCCGTTCGCCATGGTCGACAATGTTGCGATCATCGAGGTCGAAGGCACTCTTGTGCACAAGGGCGGCTGGGTTGGCAACAACTCCGGGGAAACCTCCTACCAGGGGCTCCAGGCGCAGATCGCTTTGGCGCGGAAGTCACCTCAGGTCAAAGGCGTTGTGTTCGAATATGACAGTTATGGCGGGGAGGTCAGTGGCGCGTTTGAAACCGCTGCCGCGCTTTCACAGCTGTCTCGCGAGAAACCGACAATCTCGATCCTGACCGATTTTGCCTATTCGGCCGGCTACCTTCTCGCTTCTCAGAGCCGGCAGATTGTGCTGCCCCGGTTTGGCGGGACGGGATCTATCGGTGTGATCATGATCCATGCCGACTATTCGCAGGCGCTCGAACAGGAGGGCGTCCGGCTCACCATCATCCGCTCGGGCGAGAAGAAGGCGGAAGGCAATCCCTATGAGCCGCTCGGCTCAGATATTGCCGAGAAGTGGCAAAGGCAAGCCGATGTCATGCGCGCCGAATTTGCCGGTGTTGTGGCGCAGGGCAGGAGTAAGCGGATCTCGAAAGCGAAAGCGCTAGCAACAGAAGCCGGGGTCTACGATGCCGGCGAGGCGGTCGCGATGGGTCTTGCCGATGCGGTCGGTGATCCGCTGGAGGCGTTCGACGCTTTCGTCAGTGAAGTGAACCGGGGATAACCCAGGAGAAAATCATGACCAGTCTTATTGCCAGCATTCGGGCCGCCGTGCGTCCCGGAGCGGTAAACCCATGCCTCGACGATGTCGATGGCGATAACGAGGCTACCGCCGGCGCAGCCGATACGGAGCCGCCCATCCTTAAACCAACCCCCGGAGGTGACATGTCTGAGAACCAGACTGTGGCCGGCGCAGAGCAATCTGACGCCGCAACCAACGCCGCCCTCGCAGCCGCCGCTTCCGGTGGTGCAGACGGCTTCAAGCAGGCCATGGACCGCATGAATGCGATCCTTGGCCACGACAGCATCAAGGGCGACGCCAAGCGCATGTCGGCGGCCGTCGAGCTGGCAAACGCTTCGCCGGACATGGCCGCTGACGCTGTCATCAAGTTCGTTTCGGCGAATGTGTCCGCAACCGCAGCGGAAGCTGACAAGGGGCAGGACAAACCGGCTCCGTCGCCCGCTGCTTACGAGCAGCAGAGAATGGCGGCCGCCGGTCTCGCGATGCCTGGTGGCAAACCAGCCGCTGCCACTGGCCCGAAAATCAACCGTGACGCCATCTTCGCGGCGCGTCGCACGACCCCGAAGGGAGCATGACCATGCCCACCAGTTTCACCGAAACGCCGCGCGATCTCGCTTTCATCCTGTCGGAATCCAACCGCACCCGCTCGCGCGACATTCTCACCATCCTGTCCGGCGCTGGCAAGCTCGCCGCCGGAACCGTGCTCGGCAAGCTTACGACCGGCGGCAAGTATGTTGCCTCGCCCAATGCCGAGACGGTGGACATCGAAGGTGCGGAAACCGCAACAGCGATCCTCTGCTACGAGGTCGACGCCACCAGCGCCGATGTTGATGCCGTCTGCATCACCGGCGCCGCGGAGGTCAAGGACTCCATGCTGGTGTTTGAGGCAACCGTCAATGATTCAACCAAGCGCGCCGCGAAGCTCACACAGCTTCGTGCGGTGGGCATCAAGGCACGATAAGGAGAACTTCGATGCCCTCACCAAATGTTCATATTGAAGACGCCTTCAGCCTGGAAAGCCTGACGGCGGCTGTCAACGCCGTGCCCTACCGGCCCGGCCAAGTTTCGGCGACAGGTATTTTCGAGGAAGACAGCGTCACCACCACGATGATCTCGATCGAGCGCCGTAACGGCAAGCTGGGCCTGATCGAGCCATCGGCCCGCGGTGGACCTGGCGAGACAGCCGGAGATGAAGATCGCACCAAGGTTCCCGTCAACGTCCCGCATTATCAGCGCGACGACAGCATCCTGGCCGATGAGGTGCAGAACGTGCGCGAATTCGGCGAGGAGAGTTCGCTGGAAACGGTCATCGGTCGGGTCAATCGTAAGGCCCAGCGCCACGCGCAGGACCTGACCATGACGCTGGAGCACCAGCGCGTGGGCGCCCTCAAGGGCATCGTCACATCCAAGTCCGGTGCGGTGCAGGTCAATCTCTACAACGCCTTCGGCATCGCGGTGCCGGATGCGGTTTCGCTCGAACTCGATGTCGAAGCAACGCTCGTAACCAGTCTCTGGCAGGATGTGGTCTATTCGATCGAGGATTCCCTCGACGAGCCCTATTCGGGCATTCACGTCTTCACCGGCCGTGATTTCCACAAGGCGATGTGGCTGCACAAGTCGGTGCGTGACACATTCATGTACAATGACGGGGCCTCCGTGCTTCGCCAGGACGTGCCGGATAAGTTCACGTTCGGAGGCGCGACCTGGGAGCGCTACAAGACCGGAGCAAAGGCTTCCGCCGATCTCGGCGCACCCTACATCGCCGCCAACGAGGCGCGGGTTGCAGTGCTGGGCGTGCCTGATCTCTACATCACCCGGTTTGCGCCGGCTGACTACAACCAGACTGTCAACACGCCGGGTCTGCCGTTCTACAGCCAGGCTGTCGAGAAGCGGAACGGCAAGGGTTACGACCTCGAAGTGCAGAGCAACCCGATCTCGATCTGCACCCGTCCCGAAGTGCTGCGCAAGCTGACGCTGACCTGATCCATCTGCCCCAGCGGCAGAGGGCAAGAAAGAGGGAGCCGGGTTGATGCCCGGTTCCTTTTTCCAGGCGACCGCCCGTGGCGGTCCTCCGGCAAGAGGAAAGGACCCTATCATGAGCAAGAAAATCAGCATTGCATTCCCGCAGGGTGGCATCGTGCCCGGCTCGGTTCTTGGGAAGAAGGAAGACCAGACATGCGCGGCGATGGAGCCGGTCTCTGTTCCGGAAGCCTATGGCAGGCATCTGATCGGGGACCGTTTTGCGGTCGAAGTCACCGACGGAGGGAAGGGCAAGAAGAAGGCGGAGGCCGGATCCGGCAAGGGTGGAAAGGCCGGCGACTCCAACCCGCCCCAGGATTCTCCGGAGATCACCGCCGCGAAGGCTGCCATTGTCGAGGCGGAGCAGCTTGTGGCTTCTTCCGAGAAAGATCCGGCAGCGCTGGCTGAAGCGAAGGCTATGCTCAAAGCAGCCCAGGACAAACTGGCGCAGCTCCAGGCCTGATCATGGATCTCGAAACGGTGCGGGCCGGGCTGCCCTCGATGACGCGGCAGGGCTTTGGCGAGAATGCCAATATCCTGCCTATGCGAGAGGGCAAGATGGCCGGCGCCGGTGCTGATCCGGAGCGAGAGGTGCAAGAGGTTCGGGGCCGTTTCGATTTTGCGCCGGAGCTTGAGCAGATGGGCGGCGGTCGCTCTTCGGAGACCAATCGCGCCAACGTCATCTCGCCGCATGCGAGCGTGAGCTTTGCGCTCGCCGATCTGACCTGGATTCCGAAGCAAGGGGACAGGGTCGAGCGGCAGACGGCAACACCAGAGCTTTATCGGATCGATCGGATCCTGGAGCCTCTTCCCGCCGTGGTGCTTTGCGTGGTTTCGAGGATCTCATGAGCATTGTTCGCCAGCTGGTTCAGATTGCAGTGGTCGAAGCGTTGCGCGGCCGCACAATTGCGCTCGACAACGTGTTTGACAGTGCGATGGACACGTTGCCCGGTCTTCTGAAAGGCGCGGCTCAGCCCGTGCTGGTGTTCTCGATCGAGGAGTCCGTCGAGACTGCCGATGACGCGACGGACGGCCTTCTCGGTCGAGGAGGGCTGTTGACCGGCATCATGCAGTCAGCGGTGGCTTCCGGAAAGCAGATGACTGATGGAGAGGGAACGGTGATCGTCCCCGTCCTTGGGGAAACCGATTCCGCTTATGAAGCCCTGCTGAATATTGTCGACCGTCAGTGGCGGGCGGCGCTGCATGATCATGAGAACCCCTGGTCGATGGTGTTTCGTGATCTTGTTGTTTCCATAGGGCCTATCCGTACAGTTCGGGCCACTGATCCGGAAGCGGGTACAAAGCATGCCTGCCGGTTTGCCCAGTTCGAGATCGAGACAATGCCGGAGCCGCTACCTGGCGATCCAATAGCCGATGCAATCTCGGCAGGGCTGGTATTGATGGCAAGTGACGGCGACCCCGCCTATGCCGCGCTGGCTGACACTTGGCAGGAACTGCTGACTTCGGGTTCAGGCTTGCCAGATTGGCAGAAGCTGCAATCCGCCTTGTTCGCTTCAAACGGCGAACTGCTTTCGATGGGCCTTGGACCGATCGAGGGTGATGAAGACGCGGAGACGCCGGACATGACCACAGGGACACTTGTGATCAATGACGGGGACCCGATTGAGTTGACCGAGCCATGAACCTGACTGATGGTCTGGTCTCGATGAGCGCGGACATTGCCATGTTGCGCAGCGCCTTCGGAAATTCGCTCAAGGTCGGACCGATCGAGGAAGTCGATGCGGTCAAGGGATACAGGATCAAGCTCGGCGAGACCAACGGCAAGCCGTTTCTGTCGCCGTGGCAGCCGCATCCGGAAAGCGGAAAGTCCTCGGTACCGCTGAGGAAGGGCGATATCGTCGGCGTTATCAGCCCGTCCGGCGATATGCGCCAAGGCGTGATGTTCCGTGCCGGTTACTCCGGCCCGCGGCCGAGCCCAAATGATGACATGGACGCAAATGTGTTTGAGGACGCCGGCGTGCGGGTGACCGTAGCGGATGGCGCATTGGTCATAAACATTGGCGGCGTGACCTTCAGGTTTTCTGGCGATGGTTTTGTCCAGACCGGCGGTCGCCAGGAGCACAACGGCAAGAATGTGGGCAGTGACCACGGTCACGTGTCGGCGCCACCAGGACCTCCGGGCCCACCAGTCTAACCGATCAGGAGAGATCATGGAAAAGCACACGTATGTGGTGGCCGAGGGCTTCTCGACCATCAACGGCAAAGCCGTGCCGAAGAACCGGGAAATCGAACTCACCGAAGCTGAGGCATTGTATGACCGCTCGCTCGGCAGGATCGAGCGCAAGGTGAAGGCTTCCGCCAAGGGATCGGGGAAGAAGCCCTTGCTCGAGGCGGATGATCAGAGCGATCTCGTCGCGGACAAAGCCGAGGCCTGACCAGATGGCTGGCATCGATCGCCGCACCGGACAGGTCATCAGCAGCTATGACAGCGCGTTGCAGGCGGTCGAGGTGATCCTTTCCACGCGAATCGGCAGCCGGGTGATGCGGCGGCAGTTTGGCGGCGGTGTCGCGGAGATCCTTGGACGGGCAGTCACG